CAAGATAGAATATTTGTTGAAGACCCAACAGGTTCACAGAGTGCTGCTGGAAAAAAAGTTGGAAAGTATCTTCAGACAAGTAATAAATTTATAACTGAATATACTCCACAAGGATTTTTAAAAATGACATTTGGTGGAGGAAGTCAGTCAACAGATGAACTCTTAAGAGAGTTTGCTAGAAATGGGACACCTTTAGATTTATCTAAATATTCAAATAACTTATCATTAGGGTCAACAATTACTCCAAATACAACACTATTTGTACAATATAGAATTGGTGGTGGATTGGGTACTAATTTAGGTACAAGTGTTATTAACCAAATAGGTACTATCAATTTCGCGGTTAATGGACCAAATCCATCAATTAATAGTTCAGTTATTAATAGTATTTCTTGTACTAATGTCACTGCGGCTATTGGTGGAGCTAACGTTCCGACTGTTGAAGAAGTTAGAAACTTAATTGGATTTAACTTTTCTTCTCAAAACAGAGCGGTGACAATTAATGATTATAATGCGGTTTTAAGAAAAATGCCATCACAATTTGGGGCACCTGCGAAAGTTGCAATAACTGAAGAGGATAATAAAATTAAAGTTAAAATGTTAACTTTTGATGACCAAGGCAAACTAAGTTCAAATGTATCAAGTAGTTTGAAAACAAATGTTTCAAATTATCTTTCAAATTATCGAATGATTAATGATTATATTTCGGTTGAAAGCGCTGAGGTTATTGATTTAAAACTTGAGATTAGTGTGGTATTAGATTCAACACAAAATCAAGGAACTGTTGTTACTAATATAGTTAATACTGTAGATACTTTCTTTAGTCCTTTAAATAGGAGTATGGGTGAAAATGTTTATATATCCGAGTTAAAAAGATTAATACAATCATTAAACGGTATTTTATCTATCAGTGAAATAAATGTATTCAATTTAGTCGGGGGTCAGTACTCTTCAAATCAAACATCACAAGCGTATAGTGATAGTACAACAAAACAAATTGGTTTGATTAACGAAACATTATTTGCCACACCATCACAAATTTATCAAATTAGATTTCCAAATAAGGATATTACTGTAAGTACTTTAAATTTAAGTACTGTCAACTTCTCTTAACTTTGAAACATAATTTACTATTTTGAAAATAGTAGCTAAACTATTTATTAAAAAAGTAAAATGCCAAAGTCATATAGAATACGTACCCAATTAGGTATTAACCAAAATATTCCTGTTAAGATACCTATAGTTTTAGAACAAAATTTTGATACATTAGAAATTTTGTCTTTGGCTATTCGTCCTGACGATATCTACATTAGAAGTTGTGCGGATTATGGTGTTGTTTGTGGTAGAATATTTTGTAATAATGGTTTTGGTATCCCTAACGCAAGAGTTTCTGTATTTATTCCAATCGAGGACATAGATACTCAAAATGACTATATTGCTTCATTATATCCTTATAAAAGTTTTACAGATATTAATGATGATGGGTATAGATATAATCTTTTACCTTATACTCAATCACACTCAGGTCACGTCCCTACTGGTACTTTTCCTGAACGTTTAGATGTTTTAACTGATAAACCACTTATTCAGGTTTACGAAAAATATTACAAGTTTACAGTTAAAACTAATGAGTCGGGTGACTACATGATTTTTGGTCTCCCATTGGGACAACAAACTTTATTTATGCAAGTTGACCTTTCAGACATTGGTGAGTTCTCGTTAACTCCCCAAGATTTGATAAGAATGGGGTTGGCGACTGAGAGTACCGTTAATGGTTCAAAATTTAAATCATCAACAAATTACGCTGAGTTACCACAAATTGTGACAGTTCAAAAAACGGTTCAGATTGAACCATTCTTTGGTGAACTTGAGATTTGTAATTATAACATTGCTAGAGTTGACTTTGATTTAACATCTGAGAATAATGTTAAACTTGAACCTACTGCAGTTTTTATGGGTTCAATAATATCTACTGATGATACTCAAAAAGTTGGTAAGAACTTTAAATTTTTAAATCAAACACAATCAGCGTGTAAAGTTAAAAGGACTGCTGGTGAATTATGTACCATGACTACAGGTCCTGGACAGATAATTGCTCTGAGACAAACAATCTTTAACGATAAGGATGGTAGACCAATTTTAGAACAAGCTCAGTTAGACAATGACGGTAAAGTTATTGACGAAAATGGGGTGTGGGTGTTAGAAGTACCTATGAACTTGGACTATGTGTATACCGATGAGAATGGTGTTAAAAAAATAAGTAATGACCCTAAGTTAGGGGTACCAACAAGGGGTAAATATAGATTTAAAGTTAAGTGGTCACAATCACCCGCTTTAAGTGACCCAACCAAGAGAGCGTATTTTTTATTACCAAACATTAAAGAAAGAGGATGGAATGACCCATTTACTGACCCAATATCATTAGCTTTTAGTGAATTTGATTTTACCGATAGTGGTCAGTTACCTGATAGTGATTTGGTTACGGCGACACTCACAGTTAACGAAAGTGATATTTTTAGGATTAAAACGGTACAGAATGTTAGAGATTTAACAATTACTGACCCTAATGGTAACCCTTATCTCAGTCAATTATTTAGAGAAGTCGGGACTTATACATTACAATTTTATAGAGAAGACCCTGCGGCCCAATATCTTTTTACATTTTATAATATTCCTTTTAACAGATTTATGTTGGAAGGTTCTTACGCTTTTAGTTTAGATTGGAATGATTATGCGGTACCTGATGAGGCAATTAATTGTAGAGATACATTCTATGATATATCGTATAATAAGGTATATACTACAACTCAGTTTATTGATAGATATCAGGGTAGTAGATACGCTTGGAATACTGTTGGTATTAAAAGAATTACTGATACAAGTTGTCAGGGTGACTATAATACATTTCCAACTAACGATGCTTTTTATAGGTTTGATTTTATTTATTTAATCATCTCTTTTTTCTTAAATCTATTTAAATTTATTTTTATAGCTCTTTTATTTGTTATTCATGTGTTGGCATTTTTGTTTGTGACAATATTGCCGGCAACAATGACATTTCTTATAGGATTTTTTTTATACCAATGTGCTTATGAAATTATTGGTGTTGCTGCGGCTTTAGCTAATGTCCCTCCAGCAGTTGCACTTGCGGTTAATCACGGAATAAAGGCATTATTATGGTTATCGGGTTCGGTTACTTTAGCATTAATTTATGATGATATTAAAAGAATTGCTAAGAAACTTAGAAATGTTACATTACCTTTAGTCCTTTATACTGATGACGGATGTGAAAGATGTAAATGTAATTCAAGTACTGAAATTGACTCAACTTACAATGGACCCTCAATTTCATTTCCTCAAGTGGATTTTGATTTACAAACATCTTATTTAATTAATAGTACATCAAATGCTTTATATAATGGGATACCTGTAGAATCAATCAATGTTGTTAGTCAAATATTTACAGGTTCGGTTGATATTAATATTAAAAGATTCCCAATTCAACCAACATATTATTTAGATTCCGCAAACTCACAATATGTTTCAACTGGTGAATATTATTCAACAACGGCATTACCACCTTCTTAGTTATATAATTTATTTAATACTAAATCAAAATATTTTAATAACGTAACTGATTTTGGAAATGGTTCTGAACTTGGATGGAATCAAATAAAGGTGAAATGGTTTCCTAATGAAAATATAGGTGTTAACGATTTCCATTATGATAATGTTATAATTTTGGTATTAGATAAAACTGCTCCTGATTACTCTTTAGGACAGTTAATTTCATTCCAAGATGATACTTTAAGCGGTGACTTAAATCGAAATGTTACGACTGGTACTACAATATTCCCACCATCATTAACAGTTACATATGCTAATCCTAACTCTCCGTTAGGCCAGGGAACGGGTGATTTAGAAACAACATATATTGTACCTATTTTATCTTCTACAACATCTGTTGATAGGATTACACCATTTGCATCAGATGTCGAATATTTCCAAGTTATTACAGGGATGACGATAGGCCAATATGTTACATTGGCAAACCCAAGTTCGGATGAATTAAGTTTTGGTGTTAGATACTTACAACGAGTTAATAATACTCAATCTTATTTGAATATACCTTATATTAGAATTATGCCAAATAAGGCAACGGGTATTATTGAAGCTGGGTCAACACGTTTAACAAACTTTATTACTGATTATGATGATTATAAAATAGTTATTTTACAACGTGGTATTGATGTACATTCGCCTAGAATTCCTCAAAAAATTGATTTAAGTAGAATATTTGGTTTTAACTCATATTCAAATAACTTTAATAATTCTTTAATTGTTGAAGGTGAATTTAAAATGAATTATCCTATTACAGGTACAATTTATTCTGACAGACATAATGAAATTTTAGACAACACTTCAAATTTGTTTAAACAAAGTTATGCATTTACTTATAATCAAAATGATTATGTTACTAATGGGAATACGACATTACCGTCATATTATTCATCGGTAGACGCGACAAGTTTTAATTCCAGTAATGGACAAATTGTATTTGCTGGAGATAACATATTAAATTACTTCGATTCAATAGGGATGGGTATAAATATGTTTGGTAATAACATACTTGATAATCTAACAACATCATTTAGTCAAAATGTTTTAACTATAAATTCTAATAATAGTTGTAGCGAAAATAATTCCAGTTATAAGGTAAATACCTTCACAAAAATATTTACTTCACCTCAAACATATTACGTCCCTTATGGGGTTGGTACTGATAACTTTTCTTTTTATACCGCTCAGAAAGATAATCGATGTGCAGGTGTTAAAAATGTATTAGGTTATCAGGGTAATGAAGTTATTGATGGAGCTTCTTTCATGAGAAGTAATTTTTCATATAACGGAACAAATGGAATTGTAACAATACCATTTGGAATTGATGTGGAAGAGTTTACTGATGGTACAGGAGTTGTTACCACAACTCAAGAAAAATTAATTGGTACCCCAAGATTTTTCTCAACACAATATGGGACAGGTATGACTACCTCTTTAAATGATGGATTGAACATTGTGTTTAGGTCTGATAGGTTACCAACGTCAACAACAATTCAAACTGCAAAATCAAATAGTTTCTTATTACACCAAAATAGTCAATTTGCAATTTTTAAAATAAATGATGAAGGTGAATCAACTCAAGTTATTGCAATTGATACTACCCCACAAACAAATAATGAAAGTTCGCTAATATTTACACCACCAAGTTATACTCAAGTATTGAATAGTTTAAGCAATTGTTCGGAATCGGTTCCATTATCTTGTTATGGTGTTAATTCTAATGGGGAACCATATATTAAACCTAATTGTGTTCAAGATTATATTGACCCATCAGGTAAAGAATTATTTTTTCTTCAGGGTAAAGGATGTTATAATATTGTGTCAAGACCGTTGTTAACTATTGGTCAAGATGTAAGAAATTTAGTTGAGTGGATGACACGACTTAATTTAAATTTAGCGTTGTGTTTTGATGTTACATCTCATAATTTTACTAACCAATATATTAATGGGACATTATATGCGTATCCGTTCCAAAACCAAAGAATATTTGATTTAAATAATAATCCGTCAAGTTTATATTGTACTGATTTAATTTATTTACATGACCAAACAAGTAATTTCTATTATAGAAGTAGTCCCTTTCAAGTTTTAGACCAAAATAATCTTGAAATAGGAGGTTTTATTGGTAAAAAGAACAACAGAGGAAATGCAACTAATACTGGTAATAATAAATTTTTAGGTTCACCAACAACACTATTAGATTTAGGTCCTAAGTCAGATTTTATACAAGAGTTGGTATATAACGATGATTATGACGGATATATCGTTTCTAAAGTTAAATCGACATCATTCCAAGGAATTAATGATGTATTAAATTTATTTATTTTAAGTAGATTAATTAACACTTCATTTAATCAACAACTTATACCAACTTCAGATAGTCCAGATGAAGGTAGTAACGACCCTTCAGTAAAGGCTTTATTTTCAAATACAAGATGGAATAATAATGGAGCAACTTTAGTTCCTGGATATATTGATGGTGATTATTCGCAAATGATTGCTATTAATTCACAATTTGGTATGACGGAATTTTCACCTGAAGCTTATACTTCCGATTCAGTATTTTTTGGGCAGATTAATAACTTTCCAGTATTTGGGTTATTACTTACAGGTGATACTCAAGATAGAGATTATATCTCTCCAAGAAGAACTAATTGGAATAGTTCAGGTACATTGATAAATAATCAACAAATAATTGATTGTTGGTTTACTAATATTAAAACTAATTCTCAGGAAGTTCCATTTTACCAATGGGGTTTAAATTATTGTGGTGGGCCAACTACAAATATATTTGGTAGTCAATCAAACAATTATAGTACCGCTGATGAGGCGTTTTTCTCTTACAAATACCAAAGTTTAGACAGATTAAATCCTGCGTCGCAATATTTCCAAAATGACCAAAGTGATGGTTATTACGTTAGAGGTACTCAAATTAATTTTGACAATAACGGAGTACCAACCGAATTAACACCACAAAATTTCGAACAAAAGTTTTTAGTGGGAGCACCGTTTTACTTCTATTTTGGATTGAAGAAAGGTGGAAGCGCTATGGATGTGTTCATAACAAAATATATTAATACTGAAACAAATGTCTGATTTAGGAAGTAATAGATATATTAAAGGTTCTTTAAGATATAAGGGAGCAACTGATAATGACATTAGTTTACAAATCCCAATTGAAAATACTATTAAAGAACTTGAAGAATATTCAAGAAATACAAATTTAAATTTAGCTCAATTATTTGATACTGAAAGACAAGCTTCAACAATTTTTGTACCTACTTGTAAGTTTAATATGGTATTTGAAAATGCTTATGAAGGTGTTGCTGGTAAGTTGGTTAACAATCAAAATTACCCGTATCCACCATTTAATAATAATTTGTATTATTCTAACGTTTTAGTAGATAAACAAGACCAAATTAATTTTAATTGTTTAACACCTATTGCTTGGAAAGGATTCCCACAGTACGATGAATTTAAATTTATTAGAACTGATTACGGAATACCGGGATGGACAGTTGGTGCAAACAAACATATTAAATTTCAAGCAAGTGAAACCACATTTTATAATTGGTATTTTCATTTAACTTACGCTTTTAGTTCAACAACTGCGACGACTATGCAGTATCAAACAGGAACGTCAACGACATATAGTTGGACTGCGGGTGATGGTATACCATTTATAATGAATAAAACAAATGATGGTGACGGAAAACCAATGTTGAGGTTTACTTGTCCATGTCCACACGGATTAACTCCGGGTGAA